AACCGATCGACACGCCGGTCAGCTCGCCACGCGAGACCATACCCTCGACCTCGCGGCCGCGCGGCGTGTCGGCGAAATGCAGCAGCCCGACCAGCTGAGCGCCCTCGATCCGCACCGACGAGACCGACCCGAGCACCGCCTCGATCGTCCACTGGTCATGGCAGTCGAGCAGCCGCACCAGCCCGCTGGTGACGCGGCCGAGGTCGATCGCGCCGGCGCTGATCTCCAGCTCCTCGCTGAAACCCCACCGCCGCACCGCCGACCCCGACGACAGCACCGCCTCGACGGTGCGTGCGGTCGCGTCATAGCTCGTGCCGGCGAAGCCAGCGAAGCGTGCGCCTCTCCCCTCCGAAGGCGGCGCGCGGCGTTCGGCCTGCGCAGATGCCTGCGCGGCCTGGGCAGAACGGTTCATGTCGAAACTCCCTCTTGGTCAGGCGCCGTCGCGCGGCCTGATGTATCCCGCGGCAGCCTGCAGCACGCCGCTGTCGGTCAGCCGGCGCGGATCGGTCTCCAGCACTAGCCCGAGCGTGTCGATCAGGCCGTTCATCCGCGCGATCTCGGCCATATGCTCGTCGGCATTGATGCCGCGCTCCGCCAGGCTCTGGCTGATCAGCTTGAGCCCGGCACGGATCTCCATCACCTCGCCCATAAGATCCTTAATAGGATCGACCAGTCGCCGCACCGGCAGCGCGAAACTGATATCAACCTCAAGGAACCGCGGGTCGCCGGTCTCCAGCGCCAGCCGCCGCATCCGCCGCAGCACCGCCGGTCGACAGAATTGCGGGATTACCTCGTTCTGCTGCCAGTCGTCGAGCAGCGCATAGCTGCCGTTCATCGCCGCCCGCAGTCCCGAATAATTGGCCTGACTGACGTCGCCCGTCATCAGATGATAGGGCACCATGTTCGCCGACACGCCCGCCAGCTGCTGGCGGATGAACTCCACCGTGCTCGCCGACGGCGTCGGATTGATCGACGAGGCCGTCTCGCCCGCCGCCAGCCGCACGATCATGCCCGGCCGCAGCGTTTCCTCGAGCGGCTTCCGGCCGTCATCGTCCGCCGGCGCGTTCTGCACGCCCAGCGGCGAAGCCGCCGCCGCCTCGCCGGGCTGCACCACCAGCGCGAGGCAGGCCTGCACCTTCTCCTGCAGCCGCTTGGCGTCCTCGATATCGCCGATGTCGCGCAGCGTCATCGCCACAGCGCCGAACCACGAAGCGCCCCGCGTCTGCCCGAACCGCAGCCGCTCATAGAGATGATCGACATGCTCGGCGGGCACCAGGCGCGACACCAGGTGCTGGCCGAGCACGACATCGTTCGGATGCCCGTCGAACAGCCAGTATCCGGTGCGCTCGCCGGCGGCGTTGAACTGGACGCCCTGGACGATCTTGCCGTCGTTGAGCCGATACGTCTTCGACATGTCGAGCTGCGCGCCCTCCATGCCCGTCACGCGCCCGTCGGGTCCGCCATCGTCGGGCAGCCACGCCGTGATGCCCTCACCGCCGACCGCCATTTCGCGCACCGCAAGCTTGCCATGGCCATACCAGTCGCCCTGGCCGTCGACCTTCGATTCCGCCCAGCGATCCCACGCCGACTGTGCCTTGTCGCGCACGCGCTTCACCGGGTGCCTGATCTGCGCGGCAATGCCGTCGCCCCAGATCGCCGCCACCAGCTGCCGCGCCGCGGCTGCCGCATTCTTGTTGTTGCGCACCAGGTCATGGCCCGCCCACGCCAGCATGTGCCGCGCGCGCATATTCTCGGTGTCCGCCGACGATGCATCACGCCGCCAATTCGCCGTTCGCCGGTCGCGCGTTGCAGCGTCATATTGCCGGATGCCGTCGCGCGCCGTGCGCGCCGCCTCGAGCCGCGCGCGCGCCGCCATCCGCTCGGCCGCCCAGCCCGGTGCGATCGTCGCGATCGCCCCGTCGATGTAATCGGCGACGGGCATCAGCGAGGATCGAACACGGCGACAGTGCTGGCGGTGCGTGGCGCCGGCGACACCGCGGTCGCCGCCAGCCCCTCGAAATAGGTCAGTGCCTTCAAGATTTCGCCGACACCGCGATAATAGATGCTCTCGCCGTCGCTCTCGATCCGAGCCTCGCCGCTCGCCATGCCGGCGCGCAGCTGCGCGATCTCGGTGGCATAGTCCGGTGCCGGCATCACAAATAATCCTCTCTCACGTCGATGAACCCCGTGGCCGCTTTCGCCGCCGGTACCGCAGCCGGCGCTGCCGCCGCCCGCCCTTCCGCCGCAGGCGCCGCCAGCGGCATCGCCAGCAAATCCCCCTGCGCCGCATCCCGCGGCGCCCACCGCTCCGCCCTAAGCCGCGCCCAGTCCGCCTCGCCCAGCGTGTCGAGCATCAGCTTTTCAGTCGCCGCCAAATTATAGACCGCGCAATCCAGATAATGATTCGCCCGCCCCGGCATCGGCTTCCACTCGCGGCGCTTTAGGCCGCTGGCTTTGACGATCCGCGTCACGATCGATTCGGACGTGACCTGTTCGAACCAATCTTCGGGCGTATCGCGGCTCACATGCACCCGCCCCAGCGGCCGCACCTCGTCGCCGCCTTCCTCGATCGCGCGGTTCACCGCCTTCAGCGTGGCGCCCAGATAGCCGTACCAGCTCAGCTTCGCGCCGAACGTGCCGACGATATAGGCCTTGTCTTCCGCCCGCTTCGACGCGCGGCCCGCCTTCGATCCCTGCCGGTCGTAACTCATCGCCTCGCCGCGCCCGAGCAGCGGCAGCGTCCAGCCCGCGCGGCCATAGACCGGCAGCCGGTTTGCACGCCGGCGGCAATACGCCTGCGCCGCCTTCGTGTGATAGCCGGCGTCGATACACTCCTGGTCGATCGGCAGCGTCCGTCCGCCCGGGAAGGTCACCCCTCGCTTCGAATAGGCGTCCAGCGCCGCCCAGGCGCCCTCCATCTCGACGTCGGTGGGTCCCGGGATGAACCGGCAATCGAGCAGCCAGCTCTCCTTGTTCGGGCCCCAGCCGCGCAGATCGGCATAGATCCCGTCGCCCTGGACGTCGCACCCCAGCGTGATGACGATCACGCCGACCGGAATCTGCCCGAACCCCCAATCCTGCTCGCGCAGGCCCATCAGTTTCTCGCTGTCGGGCTGCCCGCCCTTCAGTTCGAATTCGAAGCCCTTCTTCAGGTTCGTCCAGGTCTTCAGCTTGTTGACGTCGCCCTGCGCGTCGACCCAGCTGACCGCCATCTCCGCCCAGCTCTGGAACGTGCTGATCCACCCGGTCAGGTGGAAACCGCGCTTCCGGCTCGCCGGCATCCGCCCGCGCCAGTCCTGAAAATCCGCCTCGGTCACCACCCGCTGCGGCCGTTCGCCCTCGATCTCCTCCGACAGCCAGCCATCGGCCAGCTTCATCTCGCCTTTGCGCCAATGCTCGATCGGCGATCCGCAGCACGGCGCGATCAGGTGCGCGCGCTCCGGCTCGCCGTTCGGCCACTGGATGTCCGACCAGTCCGCCAGGAAGCGCGACGCGCATTCCGGGCAGCGGAAATAATAATGGCGGCGATCACTTGCGCGGAACGCCGCCCCGATCTTGCTCGACCCCTTGATCGTCGGCGTGCTGATCTTCAGCCGCTTCGATTGCCCGCGCGACCGCCACACCTTCAGCCGCTCGTCGACCATGCCTTCGGGCGATCCCTGCCCGTCGAGATCGTCCGGAAACTGGTCCAGATCGTCCTCGACCGCATAGCGCACCGTCCGCTGCCGCAGCCCGGCCGCCGAATTGGCGCCGGCGAGCAGAACATAGCCGCCGCTCCGGCTGAACAGGATCTTCTTCGTCGTCGATCCGTCGCCGGTGCTCAACCCCTGCGCGCGGATCGTTCCGCCGCGGTCCGGATTGAGCCGGGGCGTTGCATCGACCATCGGCCAGAACTTCTCGGCAGCCCAGTCCATCGCCGCCAGATAGGTCGCCTGGACGAACAGCATCGGCGCCGGCGCGATGTCGCTGATGTAACCGATCCAGTTCTCGGCCGAGGCCGAGCCGCCCGACTGCGCGCACTTCATCACCGACGCTTCCTCGCACGGATCGTGCGGGTTCATCGCGTCCATGATCTCGACCAGCTCGGGCGCGATATCATGGTTCCACCGCCCCGGGATCGGCGCATCGTCCGGAAACTTCCGGTACCGCGCCGCCCATGCCGAAACGTCCATCCGCGGCGGCGGCCGCATGCCGGCCGCGATCGCCCGGCTCAGCCGCCGCGCATTCGCCCGCAGGCTGTCACCGGCCGCCGCGCCGAACCGGTCATAGTCCGTCACGCCGCCTCGGCCTGGTCCGCTTCCACCGGCTCGTCATCGGCGTCGAGCAGACCCGCCTCCACATCGTCCGCCACCTCGGCGAACACCCGGTCGATCAGCTGCTCGCCCAGCGACATGATCGCGCGCGCATCGCTCTCGGCCGCCAGCCGCTCGGCGATGTTGCGGAACTGGCCCTGCAGCCGCTCGCGCAGCATCCGCACCGCCTCGCCCGACCGCCGCTCGACATCGACCCGCGCCACCAGCTCGCCCGCCGCGGTCGCATTCTTCATCCGCTGCGCGAACAGATCCTCGCGCAGCTTGTCCATCCGCATCGCCGCCATCGTCGGCGAGCCATCGTCCTCGGGCTCCACCGCCGCCGCGATCGGCGCCGTCGCCGCGCTTGCCGGCCGCCCGCGCATCGGGTCCATCCGCGAATTCATCCGCGCTTCGGACCGCTCGACGTCGATCATCACTTTGCCGCCATCCCCCTCGCCGAACACGAGCAGGCCAGCTTTCTTCCAGTTCGAAACCGCCGACTTCCCCACCCCGCGCCGCGACGCGAACTGGGTCGCCGTCATCAGTCCCACGCGATGAGATCGCCGTCGATGACGAACTCGACGATCACCCGCGGCAATTCGCCGACCGCGTTGACCGTCGAAACCTTGATCTGCCCGGGCAGCATCTCGCCATCGGCCGTCCGCAACACGAACCCGCTGGACGGAGAATGCGGCTCGAACGTCACCACCAGCTTCACGCCAACCCCTTCCCGTGAACCGGAAAGTTCACGAAGTTCATAATCCAAAACCACCCCCGAACCCAAAACCCAAGCGCAGTCCCCCACCGCGCGAAGGGCCCCGGGCCGATAAGGACCCGCGCGACCCCTCCAAAACGCACCGCGCCGCCCGATCCCGAGGGAAGAGGCGGCACGGCGAGGTGCTAGGAGAGGATGCCAAGGGATCGTCCGAAGTGATCCCCGAGCGTATTGATTTATACGCTCATTTACCCCCGGAGACGGACACGAAAAATTTCACCACATGCGTTTTTCCGGATGCACTCCGGGCCTTGACACGGTTCCGGCACGCTTTTCTGCGGCTTCCAGCGCCTTCACGACACGCTGCATC